TCACTTCACCTCCTGCGGGGTTGCTGCGAGCATGGCGGCGCGGCAAGTTTTCTCCGCCCACTCCAGATACTTCTCTTTCACCCCTTCATCCAGTCCGCCGCAATCGACGAGATTATCAACCAGTTCGCGAGCCAGTTTTTTGAAATCTGGCACTACCGGCACTACCGGCACTACCGGCGCTGGCTGTACGTGGCGATAGAGCTTCGTCCCGTATGGCATTTGCTGAATGCCGACAAGCGGTCTAATCTCTCGCTCCCCAAAGGCTTCGGGGTCGCCATAAATTGAAACCACTTCTGCCACCGGCTCGCTGTCGGCCTTGCGGCGTTCCTGTATCTCCACCAAGGCGTGGCGCACTACCTGTTTACCTGCGGCGTTAATCCCTGCAGGATGCTCCAGTGCGTCAATTACGCCCTGCAGGTCTTTGTCTTGCAGTGGCTTGCGGCGTTCCTGTAGCTCTTCAAGTGCCAGCATCATCGAATCATGCAGCGCTTTCTGATATGGAAGGCCTTCCTTCTGGCAATACTCTACACGGCTACGGCGAAAAGCGATCAGCTCTGCTAGAGTCTCTTCGTCCAGAATTTCGCTGGTTAATTTGCTGGTCATTGGTTGGCTCCCCGAAATAAAATTGCCTGCTGAAAACCGATTAAGAACCACAGCCCATCTGCGCGCTGGCTCATTTCGTACCAGTCCTCTTTGTTGAGGCCTGAAACGAGGTTGTCGCCACAAATGCAGATATCGGTACCGCGAGGTTCTGAGTCGTATACGGCACCCGGAGTAAACCAGGCAGGCTCTGTTGAGCTGACGCATATCATTTTTGTTACGCCCATCACTCAGCCTCCACCTTGATGCCTGCCTCTCGGAGCATCTTCTTGACCAAGCGCTTATCAAGCACAGGAACATCTCGCGACAAATCGTCGTGCTCATACCAGAATGTTGGCGGTAGCTTCACGGTGCGGGACTCCAGTTCGGCGATGCGCTGCTGCGCCTTCTCCAGCGCCTCTACCAGTGCGATGACATTGTTTGGGTTAGCCAGGGCGTAAAATTTCTCCGCCGCCGCACGGCCTTTCGAATACCGGGCGATAATGGCGAGCTCTTTCGCATCGATCGCTGCCGCTTTCAGGCTCTGCGCCAGTTCGGTGATATCAGTCATGCTGCATCCTCACATTCGTGACTTTCCGGATCGTCGGCTTTGTAATAACCGCCGCACAAATTGCAGCGGACTTCTGCCACATCGTCATAGTTAGTAGTCCCGGTTATCATTTATCGTCCCCCTCGCTGCGGAACATCATGATTGTCAGGTCGCCTTTAGTGGCCAGGCGAACGGTAGAGCCAGGTTCCAGGCTGTTAAGCTCAAAGGCGTCATAAAGCTCATTCACAGCTTTCTGTCGGCGAGATTCCTTACGACGCCTGTCCCACTGCCTTAGAGCATTTTTGGTAATCCACTGGCCTGTTTTAACCATGATGTATGCCCATCCCAGAATGGCTAAACCGGTATTGAGATAAGTGGCGATGCTCATTTGTCGGCCCCCTCGCGCAGCTGCTTGGCGAAAACTTCAGCCTCTTCTGCACTGTCTAAACAGAATGAAATGCTACGTTCAGCCACAGCTACATTGCGTTTTTGCAGGCGCTCAGCCACTCCTCTTTGCTCTGCTGCGAACTTATCAACTCCGCGCGCCTCGGCTTCGGCTACGATGCGATCGGTGGTGGGCGCGCTTTTCATCACATACACGCTATCTTCGCCAGCCTCATGACCACAGATATACCCGTGCAGCATCGGTTGGTATGTTTCGCGACCAAACAGCCCGAGGCGCTCACCTGTCTCCTGAATATCTGAGCCATCCAGTGATGCGCCGTCTGCTGCTGCGCGGAAACAGATTTTGATGAATTCCTGCCTGACTACATTCTCCGCAGCCAGCTGCTGGTACGCTTTCGCCAGCGCCATAACCTTTGTCTCTTTGATCGACAGCTCGCCTGCGCTCTCCAGGGAGGCGATGAGCTCGTTTACTGCCTGTAATGTGATAGTCATACAGCCTCCCCAAGCACCCAGCGCAGAGCATCAGCGTAGTCACCGCTGGCACTTTCGAGGACTTTTGTGATTTCTTTGCGTGATTTGAGACGTGGCTTAGTTTCGCCAAGCACAGCGCGCTGGCGACGGGCTTTTTCGTGGCCAGTTGTGCCTGCGGTCGCCTGCTCGATTTCTGCTACTTTTGCCCGCTGCTCTTCAGGTGGGAGCGCACCAAGCTGACGCGCCTGGGTAACGGTGACCGTTCCGGACTCCACTGCATCGCGAACAGCTTGGGTGGCATCCAGCAGTGACAGAGTTGCGCGAACGGTCTGGACACTCACGCCAAACATCAGCGCTAAATCATCCTCATCGTGCCCGCGTTCCAGCGCATCAGCCATTTTCTTTGCTCGGCCCAGTGGCGTATCTGCCTGGCGGATTTCGTTAGCACTTACCATCGCCTGCGCCATGCGAACGGCGGAGCCACGTTTAGCGACTGCTGGAACCAGTAACGGTTCTTTACCCTCTTTCAACAGTCGCTTGTTGGCTTCCAGTGTATGGCGCACACGCTGGCGACCATCGACTACACAAGACAGCCCTGTCTCCGGGTCTTTCCAGACGATAATCGGCTCAAGAACGCCCTGGTCCATGATGTTAAGCACCATTGCCTCGCTGATAGGCAGGTGGATACGCTCATCGTAAAGCGGGTGCGTTTTGTCGGTAACCAGGTGCAGGCTTTCAGGTTCGAACGTTAAAACGTTCGTTTTGCCGCTGGCGCCGTATACAAGCTTTGAGTCTTTAGCCATCAGAGAGCCTCCATGTTACGGAAGCTGGTGGGGGAAATTGCTTTCAAATCGCGCATTGCTTCGAGGACATGCAGATTTATGCGCTTCTTGGTATATCGCTCAGTAATACGATCACACTCCTTCGCCCAGGATTTGACCTCTGCGAGAAGGGCGTCACGTTCGGTGCGCGTCTGGCGCAGAGCTACATTCGAAACATCGAGGACGGTAGCCAGTTCCTTGATGATTGCTGCCTGTGCTGGTGGCATAGTTTTGGCTATTTCGTACGCCTGTTTAATAAGTTGATTTGCTGTCTTAGCCATCTTTTGTTCTCCATCTGACGCGCTGCAACGCGTAAATTTAGGGTGCAGCAACCCAACCCATGAGAATGGGCGAATAGCTGGTTAAAATTTCTTGCTGATGGGGGACCGCCACTGCAATGGCGGTACGTTAGTTCTCCACACAACAAAAAGAGCACTACCGCGTTCTGCCGTTCCATCCTGGCTTTTTGTACCGCAACGGCTGCGAGATATTTTTTGCATGCCAGCGCTCTTTTGGTTGTGCCCTCGTCTCTTCCGAGGCGTCACACCTTTTCGCCGCGCTGGTGGGGCGCACGTCGTGCCTGAACACTTAGCTTGCACATTCCGGTTGTTCTGAGAGGCATGGATAAAGGGACTCTCAGGCCGCTGCGGCACATGTGCCATATGCCGTAATGCTCACTACCACACCAGAGTTTGTAACTACCGGTACTCGTGATGTGATTTAAATGTACCTTTAGTTACCAATATGGTCAAGAGAGCTATGTACTTTTTGTTACCTGTGGATTGAAAAAAAAGCCAGAAGGAGATCTGGCTTTAGAAATGAGTAACTTAAATGTTTTGGGTAATCTGAACCACTTTACCAACAATCCGGCAATTACCATCTATCGGGATGGGTTTAAAGGCAGGGTTAAGTGGCATCAAGTATGCGAAAGGGCTATCCCATACCAGCTTTTTAACGGTAGCTTCAGCAGAGCCGTCGAGTATTGCCACTACAATTTTTCCGTAAAGGTCATCCAATTGACCATAGTGCGGTTCAACAATAACGATCGATCCTTCTGGGATGGATGGCAGACCATGAGGGTTGGTCATAGACTCCCCGCGAACTACCAGTCCGAATGCTTCATTAGAAACGTTTGCAGTGGTTTGCGTCCATGAAATCACATCAGAAAGCCTTGAGCATGCATAAGTATCAGTCCACATCCCAGCTTGAACAGCGGAGATAATAGGAACTGCCGTGGGTGGCTTAAGGAACGGAATAACTTTTGTATCATCCGGCGTTTCCTCACCTCGACCGTAAAGAATCCATTCTGGAGTTGTCTGCAGCGCCACCGCCAGCTGATGGAGATTCTCACCATCAGGTTTAGTAGTGCCGCTCTCCCATTTTGTTACGGAAACACGGCTTACCCCCAAGCGTTTAGCTAGGGTCTGCTGTGTTATGTCGAGCTGGACTCGACGGGATCTTATTCGGTCTTTCATCTCTGTTTTCATGTAACCAATGTTACATGGATTCCTTGTAACTGTTGTTTGCTATTTAATGTACCTTTTGTTACCTTTAAGGCGTAAGTTAACCAGGAGGAACCATGCGTAAATCAGAAGTTATCGAACACTTCGGAGGTGTATCAAAAACCGCAAGTGTTCTTGGTATTTCCCACCCGGCAGTTTGCCGATGGGGTGAAGTCATCCCTCAAAAACAAGCATTCGTCATCGAACGAATTACGAAAGGCAAGCTGAAGTACGACGCCAGCCTTTACCAAAAGGCTACAGATTCAGCTGCTTGAAAGTAACTACAAAAGGAAAATCAATATGGTAGAGCCAAACCTCAAAGAAGCCGTCAAAGCGATGTGCAAAGCATATCCGGGCGGCCGCGAAGCAATGGCTGGCGCCTTGGGTATGACCGTCACGCAGTTCAACAACAACCTCTACGAAAAAAACGGCTGTCGTTTCTTCGAAGTCAGCGAGTTGGAAGCGATGGAAGACATTTCCAACACGTCGTTACTGGCTGACTACTTCGCTCGCCGCCGTGGTGCTCTGCTGGTGGATGTTCCGCACCTGGAAGAACTTGATCGCGTGGACTTGTTCAGCCGGGCAATGCGTACCTCTGCCGCCAGGGGACAGGTTGATCAGATTATCGAACAGGCACTTGAGGATGGGGTAATCGAAAGACATGAAGCTGAAGAAATCATGGTGCATCACCGCCGCCACCTGGCTGCGCGTGAAGAAGAGATCGCGGCAATTATCACGTTGTTTGCACGCAAAAAGAAGTGACGCCAGCGAGTTGCAGCTCCTGGCGTCGTGGCGTGTCGTTATCAGTGGAGATTACTAACGCATGAACAGTTTATCAACACAATACCGCAGGTCGCAACTTGTAGCGCGGCCAGTTCCTGGTGGAGCAGGGCCGGTGCAGTTCGTGTATGGGGTAAGAGTACCAGGCGGGTTCGAGCCTGTCTGCTACCAGTTTGCTCAGTGGGTGGTAGGGGACTTTAACGGCCAGGCGGAAAGCGTATGCGAGAACTTAACCGATGGTTCAGAGATCACTACGGCGTCCCGGTCAGGGTCATACGCTGGGAGCCCCAAACACAGCGCGTTATATACCTGCGCGAAGGGTATCAGCACGAGTGTTTCAGCCCACTTGAACAGTTCAAACGAAAATTCAGGGAAATAGAGGGGTCTTATGAGCCTGTTAATGCCATCAAGGCCGATAGTCATCAATCCTGACCTTGCGTACAGCATTGGCCTGAATGAAGCCATTGCGCTGCAGCAGGTTAATTACTGGCTGCAGGAAACTAACTCAGGGCTGGAGCGTGACGGCGTACGCTGGATCTACAACACAACAGAGCAATGGCTGGAACAATTCCCGTTCTGGTCTGAGTCCACTCTGAAGCGCACCTTCACCCGGCTGAAGAGCCTGGGCGTGCTTAAAGTTGAGCAGCTTAACAAGTCGCAGCGTGACATGACGAACTACTACACGATCAACTACGAGAGCGAGCTTTTAGATGAGGTCAAAGTGATCAAATCGAAGAAGTCAAAATGCGTCGTTCCATCAGTTCAAAATGACACGATGGAAGAGGTCAATGTGAAACGCTCCACTAGGTCAAAACGAACCGCTGTCATCAGGTCAAATTGGCACGATGATCCTACAGAGAATACAACAGAGAGTACTACAGAGATTACAGGTAAAGACTCTTGTCCGGTTGCGCTGCAACCAGACCAGACAGATCCGGCAGATCTCGTTCTGGATCATTTCAATCGGGTAACCAACTCGACCTATGGCAAGGGGGGGCGAACCAAAACGACGCTGGGTTATATCCGGGGACGGCTTGCCGAAGATTACAGCCCTGAAGACCTGATGCTGGTGGTTGACTACCTGAACGCGAAATGGGCTCAGGATCCGAAGATGAGCGACTACCTGCGGCCCAAAACGCTGTTTGCTCCCGAGAACTGCGTCGAGTATTTCGACAAGGCCAAAAAATGGGAAGCAGCCGGGCGCCCAGCCTGGACTGGCGGAAAGTGGGTTAAACAAGACACGGCGTTCAAGTCCAGTTATTCCGACGTGGATTATTCAGTGCCAGCGGGGTTCCGTTCATGAGCAAGCCATTTCTGAAATGGGCTGGTGGAAAGTATACCCAGCTGGCTGACCTGTTCGTGCATATCCCGGCAGGGAAACGCCTGATAGAGCCATTCGTTGGTGGTGGGTCGGTATTCCTGAACAGCGAAAAGCACGCAGATTACCTGCTGGCGGACGTTAACCCGGACCTGATTAATCTGTATCAGATGTTAGCGGTGGTGCCGGATGAAGTGGAATTGAAGGCCCGCTGGATGTTCGAGCACATGCGGTCACCAGATGGCTATGAGCTGATCCGTTCCGAGTTCAACGCTCAGACGCTGGATGCTACTGAACGCGCAGCTGCATTCCTGTATCTCAACCGGCATTGCTTCAATGGCCTGATGCGCTACAACCAGGCGAACAAGTTCAATGTGGGATGGGGAGGCTACAAGGCGCCGTATTACCCGCTGGTCGAAATGAAATCCTTCGCCGCTGTGGCGCATAACTGCGTATTTATGACCGCTGACTATCGCCGGACAATCAGCCTGGCCGGGAAAGGGGATGTGGTTTACTGCGATCCGCCTTACGAACCGATGCCGGGAACAACCGGATTCACTGCCTACGCCGCTGGTGGGTTTAACTGGGAGAATCAGGTAGACCTGGCGAAGCAATGCGTATCAGCCTTTCACCGTGGGGCTCGGGTAGTGATTTCTAACTCATCTGCACCGAAGGTTCTCGACCTGTACCGGGAGCATGGTTTTAACCTGCAATTCATCAAGGCGCGCCGTTCGATCTCCTGCAAAAGCAGTACGCGGGAAGTCGCAAAAGACGTTGTCGCGATACTTTAAGGGGGCTAAATGAAACTGACTTTACCATTTCCACCGAGCGTAAATAGTTACTGGCGCGCCCCGAGCAAGGGACCGCTGAAAGGCAGGCATCTGGTAAGCGAGACAGGGCGCAAGTTCCAGCAGGCAGCGAGAGCGGCGATTATTGAGCAACTGCGGGCCGTTCCCCGGCCATCCTCTGATCTGGCCGAGGTTCACATAGTGTTGTATCCGCCGGATCAGCGCCGTCGGGATATCGATAACTACAACAAAGCGCTGTTCGATGCCCTGACTCTAACAGGCGTCTGGGAAGACGACAGTCAGGTTAAGCGCATGCTGGTGGAGTGGGGGAACATCGTGAAGAAAGGGAAAGTAGAAATCACTATCCGTCGTTTTCGTGCAGCTGCCTGACGTGGAGATGATATGAGAGCACTACTAACCCCTGAGATTGCCGCACGCATGGGCGTTGTTCTGCTTCGCCCAGGTGCTGATCTCATGCCGATGTTCAGGGGAGGGCGGGTACTGATTGAGCCTGCACCGGAAAAATACAGCGACTACGCAACCGGCGCTATCCCTCCCGCCACGCAGCCACTGGCAGAAGACCCGGTTTTGAAGCCAGTCTTCGAAAACAAAGACGTCATTCTGCGCGCGGGTGGTATCAGCTCGCTGGAGGCCGAGCTGGAGCGTCGTTTTGAATGCCAGTACCCGCACGGTTCGTGGCACAGCGAAAATTTTACGCTGTTCCGGCATGAGCCTGGCAGCATCCGCCTTTGCTGGGCCTGCGATAACCTGGTGCGTGATCAGTACACAGAGACGCTGGCAGGCATTGCGCGTGGGAACCTGGTATCCTGGCTGATAACGGTCATCCGCTCACAGCTGGGGTTCAACGAAGACCATCAACTGACGATCCCAGAGTTGTGCTGGTGGCTGGTAATAAACAATCTGGCGCACGTCATCCCTGAATCGCTGGCCCGGAAAGCCCTGCGATTGCCGGAAATAAAGCATCAACCGGTGATGAAGGAGAGCGATATTGTGCCGGAGCCAGCGGCGAGCGAAGTGGTGCAGAAAAAGATTCTCGGTCTTCGCGTAGATCCTGAAACGCCGGAATCATTCATGCTGCGACCAAAGCGCCGCCGCTGGGTAAACGAGAGCTGGACGCGCTGGGTTAAGTCTCAGCAGTGTGTCTGCTGTAACAAACAAGCAGATGATCCCCATCACCTGATTGGCCACGGACAAGGTGGAATGGGAACAAAAGCGCACGACCTGTTTGTGTTGCCGCTTTGCAGAGCGCATCACGACGAGTTGCACGCTGACACCGTGGCATTTGAGGAGAAGCACGGCTCACAGCTGGAGCTGCTGTTTCGATTTCTGGATCGTTCGCTGGCAATTGGCGTGCTGGCATAGTGGAGAACGCATAATGATTAACCCGTCCGAGGTTGGAAAAGCTGGTGAAATGGTCAGGCTGAAAACGCTGGAGGCCATCTGGATTCAAGGGAAGCTGCGCATGTGGGGCCGCTGGTCTTACATCGGCGGCGGTAGTGGCGGCAATATGTTTAACCAGTTACTGGCTTCCGGGAAAGTCACTAAAACAGCCATCAACGAAGCATTACGCCGGATGAAGAAGTCCGGCATCTCGAAGCCAGAGCTTGAGGCGTTTTTTCGTGAAATACTCGCGGGGAAAAACAAAAGCGGCCTGGCCTTCTGTACAGACGATGAAGGACTGCTGATTGATAAGGTACTGGGGGCAGTCCTCATTACGGGTGGTCATAAAGAGCTATACCACCTGCTGGTGGAGCATTACCGGTTACGGAAGAGCAAACGCCGCATAGCGGAAGAGCTCTATGAAAAGCATCCAGACTGGTGCTTTATGACATGCAGACGAAGAGTTGATACATGGCTAAGTTTGGCAGAATCGATGCTGTACGCACCAATGTGTGACGCATTCGGCACAAATGGCGACAGATTTTACTTGCAAAGTGAGCCAGAAACTGCTTGAATTGTGATAGGCTCGGGACGTTAAAGCGAACTGAGCAGCAGAACCAAAAAAAACCCGCTTAAAGGCGGGTTTTGTGCGAAAAATAGCCACTCCAAGATGGCCCATTAAAGCATGGTAAAATACGTGTTAACCCCACAAAGAGGAGTTAGACATGGCTATTACCCTGCATCAAAAAGAAATCATGATTCTCATGACGGACCCCAACTTAAAAGTGCCGGTCCAACACACCAACTTCCCTTTTGAGCATCCATACAAAATTGATTCGGCTATAGAGCAGCTATATCGGATGGGATACATTACAGCAATACAGTCGAAATCTGATTCTAGTTGGCTCGCCACTTCAATCACACCAAAAGGTTATGTCTTTCTTAACGAGGCAGGGTTGGTTTAATAGAATTTCAGCAAATGTGTATATCAAAAGTAAAACCCCGCTTCGGCGGGTTTTTTCATTTATGGCCCAGGCTAAAAATTGCATATTAACCGTGAAACGCATAAGCCTGCGGCCTGAATTCTTTCCCCTCGTTCTGAGAGGATTCACAGCAATTGAGGGGGACCGATGTCCGAACCAATAACCGGCACAGGCTTAGCTGGTGGTGCTTTAACTGGGGCGAGTGTTTACGGGCTGTTAACCGGTACTGACTACGGTGTTGTATTCGGGGCATTTGCCGGTTCTGTCTTTTATATAGCGACAGCGGCCGATTTGAGCGCCCCACGACGGATGGCATATTTCGTTGTGTCCTATATCGCTGGAGTTCTGTGCTCCGGGCTGGTCGGTTCTAAGTTATCCGACCTGACCGGGTATAACGATAAGCCTCTGGATGCAATTGGTGCCGTAATCATTTCGGCATTGGCCGTAAAAATACTCACCTTCCTGAACAATCAGGATATTGGCTCGCTGGTGGCGCTAATAACGCGCCGGGGAGGTTCCGGTGGTACTAAATGATCTTACTGCAACCATCAATGCGCTGTTATGTGCTGGTGTCGTTGTTACGTTGATGTTCTATCGCCGCAGAGACTCACGTCATCGTAAGTGGGTGTCGCGGCTGGCATGGCTGATAACAGTGATATACAGCTCTGTGCCGTTGGCGTATCTGTGCGGCATCTATCCCTATTCATCATGGCCCACCATTGCGGCCAATATCATGATCCTTGTTGTGCTGCTGAGCGTAAGAGGCAATGTAGCGCGACTGGTTGATGTACTGAGGCACTAATGAATCAAACACAATTCCAGAAGGCGGCTGGTATTAGCGCCGGGTTAGCTGCGCGCTGGTTTCCGCATATTACAGCCGCGATGAAAGAGTTTGGCATCACTTCCGCTATCGACCAGGCAATGTTCATTGCTCAATGCGGCCATGAAAGCCTCGGATTTAACAGGGCGGTGGAAAATTTCAACTACAGCATCGCCGGGCTTGCTGATTTTGTTCGTTACGGCAGGTTAACGCAGGATCAGGCCAATTCCCTCGGGCGCAGCCAGTCGGAAACAGTGTTACCTCTGGAGCGCCAGCGGGCTATCGCCAATATTGTCTATAGCAAGCGGTTGGGTAACAACAGGGCAACTGATGGCTGGGTTTATCGAGGGCGCGGACTTATTCAAATAACCGGACTTTCTAATTACCGGGACTGCGGCAACGGGCTGAAGGTTGATCTGGTGGCACAGCCAGAATTACTGGAGCAGTCCTCCTACGCCGCCCGTAGTGCAGCATGGTTCTATGTCTCAAAAGGTTGCTTGAAATATCCGGGTGATCTTGTCCGGGTCACGCAGATTATCAACGGCGGACAAAACGGGATTAATAACCGGCGAGCCCGCTTCCTGAAAGCAAAATCGGTACTGGTGGTGTGAATATGGGAATCGAAGCTATCGCGGGGCTGGTGGTTGTCATCCTGGCTGCTATCGCTGGCGCGTTCGGCATTGGTCATGCTCGCGGGACCAGTAAGGCGGAAGCCAAAGCCGATCAGCAGCGTACCGAAGAGAACGCCGCCGCCACCGTCGCCGCGGCAGAACGTAAGGCGGAAGTCATGAAAGGGGCCAGTGATGTACAGCAGACTGTTAGCCATATGCCTGATGACGATGTTGATCGGGAGCTGCGCGAAAAGTTTACCCGCCCCGGTAGTCGTTGATACGGCCTGCAATTGGGTGCGGATCATCTACCTGACTGACCACGATATCGACGTGCTGGATAAGCAGACCAAGCGCGACATTCTGGCGCACAACAAAGCAGTGCAGGCTAACTGCCCGCAACAAACCGACAAGGCTACTAATAGCTAATAAAAACTGTTGCATCAACACAGCATGAGCATTATATCAGGGAAGACGACACAGTAAGGAGTGCTGCAAGATGAACTTAATGATGGGTGTATTCGGTTCCAGCAACAGGGGAAAAAGTGAAACGCTAATATTTCTGATAAAACTGTTTGAGCAAAGTGATCGCTATGCATCCTTTATGGCAGCAAAACCCCACCCTGGTGGAGAAAAGGATCTTATAGCTGTATTTGAGCGTGATGGACTTAAGATTGGGATATCCACTTTGGGGGATTTGGGCTCTCAGGTTGAAAAATCTACCAAAGGGTTAGCTGAGATGGGATGCAACGTGATCATCACTGCTACACGAACTCAGAAGAAAACAGTTGTTGCTTTTGAAAAGGTTGCTGAAGAGTTCAGTTTCAAAAAACTGTGGTTTGAAAAAAACAACAATATGAATGATTACTGCAATAATTGGCCGAGTAAGCAGGAAGGGTTTGAGGCAATAAAAAGAAGCCGCTTTAATCAAAGTAATATGATGGATGCCAGTTTTATATTTAGCTACATCGACGGATTACCAGGTTGATTCGTTAGAAACTTATATCAAATACAAGTAAATACGATGCCTCGCAATAGCGGGGCTTTTTATTACCAGAAGAAGAAGGAAATACCATGTTTACAGTTAAGACCATCATCAACGGCGTGACCCACATCTGCGAACAGCCGAGTGTGACAATTGCCCGTGCGGGATGCGAGCGTTTCGACGATATTCTCTTGCAGACCAATGACCACTCAAACCCTGATTTCGCTATCTGGCTGCCAGCGGTCTATTCAGACCCACAGTGCAAAGATGCGCTGCAGGAAGAAGAGTTAATCGTCAGCGAGCGTGATGGCGTTCTGGATGAAGATGCTATCGCCATCTTGGTAGAAGACTTCGAAAGCCCTGAGCATGCAAAGCGCAAGGCATTCGACGGCGTTCGATACCAGTTCATCTACCCCGGCGACCAGGTGTACGTGATGAACTCTCACGGCTCAACAATCGAAACGGTTAAGTAAGGCATTACAGGAGCCATTCTACAGAGTGGCTTCGATAATGCTCCCAACATCGCACAGAGGTAAGACATGTCAGAGATCACCGCATCCGAGCAAATCCGCCTGGATATCATCAAGAAAGTTAACTACGACACCGCAGCGGCCAAGCTGGCCATTGACTGGGTTGGTGATAGCAATCTGAAAGCTGAGCTATTCGCTGACTCTTTTGATCGTGTCTTCACTGAAAGTGAGATTGTCTCGAAGACCCGCAAGGCCATCCAGGAAGCGACTGAGGCGCTGGCGTTGTTTGATACCGTGACTGAGTAGTCCAGCTAAGGCATTACAACAGGCATTCAATGAGTGCCTGTGATAATGTCCTTGTTAATTTTAACGCGAGGATTGAGCTAATGCTTTGGACTTCAGTGAAATTTAAAATGCCTGAAACTACGAAAATGACGTCGTGGTTTATCGTTAATACAGCGAAGGGGGTTGGTGTCACAACTTACTCACCACTGAACGGTTTCTCAAAAACAGTCTTCATAGATAACGAAACACATCACGATTTAGAGGTTACTCATTGGATGCCGCTGCCTCATCCGCCTGAGAGTTAATAATTCGAACTCAAAATGGATTAGTTTTCCCACCTCACTCAAGCCACTGGCATTTGCCGGTGGCTTTTTCATTGGAGGCTGTATGCGCCTGACAGTTCTCGACGACGATCCGGGTGAACGCATCGAACCCGGTCGCGAGCGTATCACGGTGTACCTCGATAGTGTTGAGGTGAAGCATGTCTTCTCGGCTGATAGCGATAAAGGCGAAGTGATTGCCGCCGTGCTTGATAGCCGGGGTTACCTCACTGCTGAGAACGGCGAGGTTAAGCGCGAGACTCTGTTCGGTCACGTGAGGATAGAGCGATGCCCGCGCTGATACCCCGCGCTTGCCGCAAGCGTGGATGCCCTGGCACCACCACTGACCGTTCGGGATATTGCGAGAAGCATCGCAATGAGGGATGGCAGCAGCACCAGCAGGGCAAGAGCAGGCATGAGCGCGGCTATGGTAGCCAATGGGATATCAGACGTGCGCGCATCCTAAAGCGTGACAATCATCTGTGTCAGAACTGTTTGCGCAACGGTCGTGCGGTAGCAGCTAAGACCGTGGACCATATCAAGGCTAAGGCTCATGGGGGTACCGATGATGATTCGAATCTTGAAAGCCTGTGCTGGCCCTGTCACAGAACGAAAACCGGCCGTGAGCGCTTCAAATGATATCAATTTCCATTTGGATGGCGACAGGGAGGGGGCGGGTCAAATCCCTGACGGCAAAGGCCCAAAGGACCGCCGCCTAGCCTTTTTTCACACCGCCGCAGGTTAGAAACTTTTTTTTGGGGTCCCCCATCCGATGATTAATAGGAGTTTTCGATTATGTCTGGACCGCCGAAAACCCCGACACATCTACGTTTGGTGAGGGGTAACCCATCTAAGCGAGCGATCAACAAAAACGAACCAGAGCCACCCAAAGGGGTACCCCCAACACCGAAGCATTTCGACAAGCAGGGGAAGTACTGGTTTAAGAGGATGGCTGAGGAACTGGACGCTATCGGCGTTATGTCCCTGCTTGACGCGCGGGCGCTGGAATTGCTCGTTGAAGCCTATACAGAGTACCGCCATCACTGTGAAACCCTTGATCGTGAGGGATATACCTACGCGGTTTACAGCGAGGATGATCCTGATGAAGGGAAAGAACGTGAAATCAGAATGATTAAGCCCCACCCGGCAGCAATGATGAAAGCGGATGCATGGAAACGTATGCGTGCAATGCTGGGCGAGTTCGGCATGACTCCTTCAAGCCGGTCAAAAGTCAACCGAGAAACGACACCTGACGATGACCTGATCAGCAAATTCCTTAATTCGAGAGACTAATGGCTAAAGTTGCAGATGGCATACGCTACGCAGAGCGTGTCGTGGCGGGAAATATCATTGCCTGCGAATTTGTTCGCCTCGCTTGCCAGCGATTCCTTGATGATCTGAAATTCGGCGAGGAACGTGGCATTTACTTCAGCGAACCGCGTGCGCAGCATATTCTTAATTTTTACAAGTTTGTGCCTCACGTTAAAGGGGCTCTTGCTGGTCAGCCGATTGAATTAATGGACTGGCATATTTTTATACTGATAAACATCTTCGGTTTTGTTATTCCGCTGGTGAATGAGGAAACCGGCGAAATAGTGCTGCGCAATGACGGAAGTGGAAGGCCGGTAATGGTTCGCCGCTTCCGGACAGCCTATAACGAAGTGGCCCGCAAAAATGCCAAGTCTACTTTATCTTCTGGTGTTGGCCTGTATATGACCGGCGCTGACAGCGAGGGTGGGGCGGAGGTCTATTCCGCTGCGACGACGAGAGATCAGGCGCGGATCGTGTTTGAAGATGCAAAAAACATGGTCAAAAAGGCCAGGCCAACGTTGGGCAAACTGTTTGAGTTCAATAAACTCGCAATTTATCAGGAGCAAACTTCCTCTAAATTTGAGCCGCTGTCTTCCGATGCAAATAACCTTGACGGCCTGAATATCCATTGCGCCATTATTGACGAGCTGCATGCGCATAAAACTCGTGATGTGTGGGACGTTCTGGAGACTGCAACGGGGGCGCGCCTGCAATCTTTATTGTTCGGCATCACCACAGCCGGTTTCAACAAAGAGGGTATTTGTTACGAACAGCGTGATTACGCCATCAAAGTTTTACGTGGCTACAACAGCGACGTAGAAGGCGCGGTAAAAGATGACACCTATTTTGCCATTATCTTTACCCTCGATAAGGATGATGATCCGTTTGATGAAACGGTATGGCAGAAGGCAAATCCCGGACTGGGTATATGCAAGCGCTGGGATGATCTTCGCCGCCTGGCTAAGAAAGCGAAAGAGCAGGTTTCCGCAAGGGTTAACTTTTTCACCAAACACATGAATATCTGGGTAACGGCCGAGTCTGCCTGGATGGACATGATGAAATGGGAGAAATGCGAGTATATCGCTCCCCGGCATGAGCTTAAAACCTACCCCATGTGGGCTGGCGTAGACCTTGCTCATAAAATTGATATTTGCGCAGCTGTAAAGCTCTGGCGTGCTGATAACGGACACGCCCATGCTGATTTTAAGTTCTGGCTACCTGAAGGACGGCTGGAAAAATGTTCTGCACAGATGGCGCAGATGTATCGCAAATGGGCCGAGCTAGGAAAACTTGAGCTTACCGATGGTGACGTTATCGATCATGCCCAGATTAAAGCGGATTTTCTGGAATGGATTAACGGCGAGAACCTGAAAGAAACTGGATTCGACCCATGGAGCGCAACGCAGTTCAGCCTGGCGCTGGCAGAAGAAGGCATACCGCTGGTGGAGGTCCCTCAAACCGTCAGAAACTTTTCTGAATCCATGAAAGAGGTTGAATCGCTGGTCTACGGGGGGCGTTTCCATCACAGCAATCACCCGGTAATGAACTGGATGATGTCAAACGTCACCGTTAAGCCGGATAAAAACGACAACATTTTCCCTAACAAATCCACGCCTGAAGCCAAAATTGATGGTCCCGCTGCGCTATTTACCGCAATGAGTCGAATGCTGGTTAATGGCGGGGAACCTGAGGCAAGCCTTTCTGAACACCTGGAAAGTTACGGCGTCCGTTCACTTTAAAGAGGCACTTATGATCCTGATGATTCTTGCCCCGCTGATCGGGGTGATCGGTGCTGCTTTGTTTTCATATGGCGCATGGCTGGTATTCCCGCCCGCAGGATTTATTACTGCTGGTGTTCTGTGTCTGTTCTGGTCATGGGCTGTATCGAAATATTTGTCCGCGCCACGTAATGTTCAAAACGAAGGCGGTGATTGATGTTCTTTCCCGGATTGTTTCAAAAATCTAATACTCCGGTGACCACACCTGCAGAGTTAGCGGAAGCCGTAGGAATGACTTACGACACCTACACTGGAAAGCGCGTCAGCAGCCAGAAAGCGATGCGTCTTACATCGGTTTTTGGTTGTATTAGAGTGCTGGCTGAGTCAATGGGCATGCTTCCCTGTAACCTGTACAAGGTCACTGGTAACAGTAAGCAAAAAGCGACATCTGAAAGGCTGCACAAATTACTGACGATGAAGCCAAATGACTATATGACCCCTCAAGAGTTCTGGGAGTTGGTCATAGTCTGTCTTTGCCTGCGCGGTAATTTTTACGCTTATAAGGTTAAAGCCCTGGGGGAAGTGGTTGAACTCCTGCCTATTGATCCCGGTTGTGTAGACCCGAAGCTAAACAGCCAATGGCAACCAGTGTATCAGGTCACTTTTCCTGATGGTTCGACGGATGTGCTGGGGCAGGATGATATCTGGCACGTCAGGACGCTGACATTTGACGGGCTGGTGGGCCTGAACCCAATCGCATACGCAAGGGAAGCCATTTCCCTGGGTATGGCGACTGAAGAACACGGCGCCCGATTGTTCTCAAATGGCGCTGTCACTTCCGGAGTCCTTCGTACTGAGCAAACGCTGACTGATGCAGCTTATGACAGGTTGAAGAAGGATTTCGAGGATCGCCACCTCGGGCTCAGCAATGCGCATCGTCCAATGATTCTCGAAATGGGCCTTGACTGGAAGTCGATGGCGCTTAATGCCGAAGACAGTCAGTTCCTTGAAACCAGAAAATTCCAGCTGGAGGAAATTTGCCGACTATTCAGGGTTCCGATGCATATGGTGCAGAATACCGATCGCGCTACCTTCAGTAATATCGAAAACCTTGGTATTGGGTTTATCAATTATTCCCTCGTCCCATATATGACCCGCATCGAACAGCGAATTAACGTAGGTTTGGTGAAAGAGTCGAAACAGGGCACCTACTATGCAAAATTTAATGCAGGCGCTTTGCTGCGTGGGGATATGAAATCAAGATTTGAATCGTATTCAACCGGTATAAACTGGGGTATTTACTCACCAAATGACTGCCGTGAACTGGAAGATATGAACCCACGCTCTGGCGGTGACGTTTATCTGACGCCGATGAATATGACGACCAAGCCGTCTGACAGCAATAAGAGCAAAACAACCGAGGAACAACATGATGCCGATGACTAAACAGCGGCTGGATATTCCGCTGAAGCTAAAGTCTGTCAGCGACAGCGGGGAATTTGAAGGCTATGGCTCTGTGTTTGGCGTTAAGGACAGTTACGACGATGTAGTTGTTCCCGGCGCTTTCAGTAAATCGCTTCAGTCATGGCGGGAGAAAAATGCGCTGCCAGCTATGCTCTGGCAGCATCAGATGGATGAACCTATCGGTGTTTATACCGAAATGAAAGAGGATGACGTCGGCTTATATGTCAAAGGCCGGTTACTCATTGATGATGATCCTCTTTCAAAGCGAGCGCATGCCCACATGAAGGCCGGTTCTTTAACCGGCCTTTCTATTGGTTACATTCTCAAAGACTGGGAATACGACCGCGAGAAAGGCGTGTTTCTCCTCAAGGAGATCGACCTTTGGGAGGTCAGCCCTGTAACGTTTCCGTCGAATGACGAGGCGCGGGTCAGCGATGTTAAAAGCGCGTTTGCCCGTGGCGAAACACCATCCCAGAAAAGTATTGAACGGGTCCTGCGCGATGTTGGGCTCTCCCGCACCCAGGCCAAAGCATTCATGGCCGGGGGCTATGGCAACCTCTCTCAGCGTGACGCTGATGGTGTGGATGCCGCACTGGATGCACTGAAAAACATCAAATTTTAATCAGGAGTTGAATTATGGCAGTCGAAATTAAAGACGTTGAGCAGGTCGCGCAGGATTTGCAGCAGAAATTCGATGATTTTAAAGCGAAAAATGATAAGCGCATTGACGCCATCGAGGCTGAAAAAGGCAAGCTGGCCGGAGAAGTTGAAACACTTAACGGCAAGCTGACCGAGCTGGATCAGCTTAAAACAGCGCTGGAAGATGAGCTTAAACAGGTCAAACGTCCAGCTGGTGGCACTCAAAGTAAGGCCGCAACCGAGCACAAAACCGCTTTCATCGACTTTATGCGCAAGGGTAAGGATGACGGACTGCGTGATCTGGAGCGTAAAGCCCTGCAGGTTGGCGTGGATGAAGACGGCGGATATGCTGTTCCGGAAGAGCTGGACCGCACCATTCTTAATCTTCTGAAAGATGAAGTAGTGATGCGCCAGGAGGCCACAACTATCACTGTTGGCGGTGCCAACTATAAAAAGCTGGTTAACCTTGGCGGCACCGCTTCCGGCTGGGTCGGTGAAACCGATCTCCGTCCAGCTACTGATGCGTCTAAACTCGCTCAGATTGAACCGTTCATGGGTGAAATATACGGAAACCCTCAGGCAACCCAAACGATGCTGGATGATGCCTTTTTCAATGTAGAGGACTGGATCAACAGCGAACTCGCGGTTGAATTCTCCGAACAGGAAGAAATCGCTTTCACCAGCGGCAACGGTACGAAAAAACCGAAGGGCTTTCTGGCCTACGCCTCCACTCTGGAGGACGATAAAACCCGTGCCTTTGGCACGCTGCAGCACATTCTTTCCGGTGCGGCGGCTGGGGTGACTGCCGATGCGATTATCAAACTGGTCTACACCCTGCGCAAGGTGCACCGCAACGGTGCTAAGTTCATGATGAACAACAACAGCCTGTTTGCCGTTCGCATTCTGAAGGACTCCGAGGGTAACTATCTCTGGCGTCCGGGCCTTGAGCTGGGCCAACCCTCCTCTCTGGCAGGATATGGTGTTGCTGAGAATGAGCAAATGCCGGATATCGCAGCAGATGCGAAAGCCATTGCGTTCGGTAACTTTAAACGTGGCTATACCATCGTTGATCGCATTGGTACCCGCATCCTCCGCGACCCGTACACCAACAAACCATTCGTTGGTTTCTACACCACCAAACGTACCGGCGGAATGCTGGCCGATTCTCAGGCCATCAAACTGCTGCAGATCGGTGCTGGCGCATAATCTGATGGGGCTTCGGCCCCATTCTTATGGAGGTCATTATGCTGCTGAAAAAAGACCTGAAATGGTCACCTGATGGCATTCAGATCATAAACATTCCCGCCGGTGAATATGAGGCTGGATCACTTCCTGAGCGCGCTCTTGAGGTTGCTGCTCAAATGGGGATTCTTGACGGCACTGAACAGCCGGAAACTGAAACAACTGTTAAGCCTAAAGTCGGTAATAAGCGGGGTGAAGGCAAATGAAGCCCTCTGTAAATGAGCTTCGTCACCAGTGCCGTATCGACAGCGATGACGATACAGAGGATGTGATGTTAACTCTCTACCTCAATGCCTCTTTGAAGCACGCTGAAAAAATCACAAATTGCCGTCTTTATGATAACGCTGTTCCAGACGACGACCCTGACGGGTTGGTAATCGAGGACGATATCAAACTGGCCCTGATGCTGCTGGTGTCGCACTGGTATGAAAACCGGGAGCCTGTAAGCAGCGACAGCGTTAATACTATCCCGTTCGGCGTAAAAGCAATTTTGGAACAGCACCGCAAAATACCTGGCACGTAGGAGGTGATATGCAGGCAGGACGATTACGGCACAGGGTCACCATTCAGAACTTCACAACCTCCAGAACGCCTTCCGGCCAGCCGGTTGAAAAGTGGGAAGATGGGAAAACCATCTGGGCCGAGGTTAAGGGGATAAGCGGTCGTGAGCTGTTAGCCGCTGGCGCTGAGCGTGCCGATGCCACCATTCGCGTTTGGGTGCGTTTTCGTACAGATATCTCAGCTTCTTCCCGCCTGAAAGTACGTACCGGCCCGTTTAAAGGCGCAGTTCTTAACGTTACCGGGCCTCCGGTTCCGGATATCAAAGGTACCCGGCTGGAAATTCTCTGCAAACAGGGGACCGAAAAATGATTGATGTGAATCTGGATTTTTCCGGCTTGCAGGATATTGCCCGCGATCTGCAAACGCTCAGCAAGGCCGAAAATAATAAAGTTCTCCGGGAGTCGACCCGTGCTGGTGCCGAATTGCTCCGCGAGGAGGTGATTGATCGCGCTCCTGAGAAATCCGGAAAACTGAAGAAAAACGTTGTTGTCGTCACCCAGAAAAGTCGCCGTCGCGGTGAAATTTCATCTGGGGTGCATATTCGTGGCGTTAACCCGCGAACGGGGAACAGCGACAATACAATGAAGGCCAGCAACAAGCGGAATGCGTTTTACTGGCGCTTCGTGGAGTTGGGAACATCTACAGCGCCTGCACATCCGTTTGTTCGCACAGCTTTTGATACCCGCATGGAAGAAGCTACGCAGGTGGCGATGCAGCGGATGAACCAGGCTATCGATGAGGTGTTATCAAAATGACAGAGGATGATCTCTATGACCTGCTGTCGACGCTGGCAGACGGGCGGGTTTATCCGTATGCGGTGCCGCTAGGCAGCGACGGACTTCCTGCAGTTTCCACTCCCTATGTCATTTTCTCGATACCGACTGATGTTGCTGGGGATGTTTTCTGCGGCCAGGCAGAGTCGACACTGCGCATTCAGGTTGATGTATGGGCTGAAACGAATGACGAAGCCAGAGCGTTACGCCTGGACGCCCTGGCTCGCCTGCAGGTTCTTTCACCTGTCGAGGTGACAAAAATTCCTGGCTACGACACGACAACCCATCTTCATCGGGCAACCCTCGAAATAACGGTCATTGCCTGACAAAAACTAATCCAATCCGACCGCCGCTGGCGGTTTTTTCATTCATGGAGGCTGCGATGTCAGCACTATTTGAACGTGCCCAAAAAACGGTAGTAATGATTACCTCTGTGCCGGTCACCGCGGCAGAGCTGGATACCGCAACCTGGTTAAACCTGAGTTGCACTATCAAACAGGCCAGCTTTACCGCTGGTCAGAAAAACGATATTGACGTGACAACGCTCTGTTCGGATGAAACGGAAAATATCAACGGCCTTCCTGCTCCGTCTGAAATGTCACTTTCCGGTAACTTCTACCGCAACCCGGCGCAGGATGCACTTCGCGCAGCATACGATAACGACGGGGTTTATGGATTTAAGGTTATTTTCCCGTCTGGTAATGGATTCCTTATGCGCGCTGAGGTACGTCAGCACACCTGGGATTCTCAAACCAACGGTGTTGTTGCTGCAACGTTCTCGCTGCGTCTGAAAGGTAAACCCACCAATATTAACGCCCCAGGAGTTCTGTCGTTTGCTACTGACCTTCCGGCGTCCCAAACGGTCACGGCAGGAAGCGCCCTGACTATGGGCGTAGTCGTCCAGGGCGGTACGGCACCTTATACCTACGCCTGGAAAAAGGGCACCTCGACGGTCAGCGGCCAGACCAGCGCAACGTTTACGAAAGCCAGCGCTGTATCCGGTGATGCCGGGGTTTATTCCTGCGTGGTTACTGATGCCGATGGCACTGTGATCACTTCTTCTGATTGCACCGTCACCATCAACTAACGGAGCGCCGGGAGACCGGCGATAAAATTAATGTCAAAACCGAGTCTTAAAGCACTGGCACTGGCACCGATGGCGGGCTTTCGTAAAAAAGAAGTCTCCGTTCCGGAGTGGGATAACGCCAAAGTCATTATTCGTGAGCCATCAGCAGAAGCCTGGATTCGCTGGCAGGGCATTGCCAGCCCGGAACCACCCAAACTACCGGAAGGGCAGGAGCCACAAGAGGCACCAGAACTGACCCCTTCAGAACGAGCCTTCCGCACGATGCGGGCCGACGTCACGCTTTTCATCGATATTTTGCTGGATACCGACCTGCAGCCCGTCTTTACTGTCGATGACACCGAACAGGTTGAAGCGATCTATGGCCCTGTGCATTCCCGGCTGTTGAAGCAGGCACTTGATCTCATTCGTGACGCGGATGATGCTAAAGCAAAGTAAAAATGCCTGGCATGCAGTTCCTGATGGCGCTGGCGCTCCGGATGGGCCGCACGCTGGGCGAACTGCGACAAACAATGACGGTTGGCGAATTCAGGATGTGGGCTGAGTACGACCGTATCAGCCCAATCGGCGATATTCGCGGCGATATCCTCAATGCTCAGCTGGTATCTGCGGTTTACGGAGCGCAGGGCGTTAAAGTCACCATTGAAGATGCTCAACTTCAGTGGTGCACAGAAGAGATTGGGGTAAACGACGGCGGCGATCCCTTTGCAGGGCTGGAAGCGGCGCTGCTGGCTGCGTCAGCATAGCCAGTAATAATTCGTGTGGATGCCACTCATAACAGGTGTTATGTTGTTTTTTTTGACACACGGAGTGCTTTAAATGACTACTACTGGCTGGATATTATTATTTGTTTTTGCTCGCCTTATTGATCTTGTTATCTGGTATTTCCTGAACAGAGGAAGCGTAAGAGCTAATGATCAGATCGCTATGCTTAAAGAAATCTCTGAAAAGCAAAGTGCTCAAATTGATCTTCTGATTGCACTTGCTCATAAAAAAGAGGAACCAGAAAAAGATTATCTGGAAGAAGCAAGGAAAAAAGCTGGTTTAATTTAATAATATTGAAATCATAAAAAAGCCCCACAATGTGGGGTTTTTTGTTTCTGAGGAAATGAAATGGCAACCCTGCGTGAACTTATCATTAAAGTTTCTGCTAACTCTCAGTCATTTCAGACCGAGATAGCCCGCGCGTCACGTATGGGGGCTGATTATTATAAAACAATGCAGAATGGCGGCAGGCAGGCCGCGGCTTCAGTTCGGGAAACTCGCCGTTCTGTTGCTGAGCTTACTGACCAGATGGAGTCAGCAAAGGCTACCGCACTGGGATTAACCGGGGCATTTGCTGGTGCTTTTGCTACGGGGCATTTGATATCCCTGGCTGATGAATGGAATTCAGTAAACGCCCGCCTAAAACAGGCATCTCAATCAACTGATGATTTTACCAGCTCTCAAAAACAGCTGATGGATATCAGCCAGAAAACGGGCACATCTTTTTCTGACAACGCTAATTTATTTTCCCGTTCAGCAGCCTCAATGCGGGAATATGGTTACAGCTCCAGCCAGGTGCTGGATATTACTGAGGCTATTTCTACTGGTTTAAAACTTTCTGGCGCGAATGCTCAGGAGTCCAGTTCGGTCATCACTCAGTTTAGCCAGGCTCTGGCGCAGGGCGTGCTGAGAGGTGAAGAATTCAATGCAGTCAACGAGAGCGGCGACAGGGTTATACGGGCGCTTGCGGCAGGGATGGGGGTTGCGCGTAAAGACCTTAAATCTATGGCGGATCAGGGGCAGTTAACCATTGATAAAGTAGTGCCAGCCCTCATCAGCCAGCTTGGTAAGCTACGGAATGAATATGGTGAATTGCCGCAGACTGTTTCATCTTCGGCAACAAAAGTTGAAAACGCTTTTATGCAATGGGTCGGTGGAGCTAATGAAGCTAGTGGCGCCACAAATACCCTGACCGGATTACTTGATGGCGTAGCCAACAATATTGATCAGGTCGCCACTGCTGCCGGAGCGCTTGTTGCCGTTGGTGCAGCCCGATATTTGGGAAATATGGCTCTTGGTGCCAGCTCTGCAACGGCTGGGATTATTAACGCTGCAAAAAGTGAAGTAGCTTTAGCTGAAGCCCAGGTCAGAGGGACGCAGGTTTCGACAGCTCGCGCGCGTGCTGCAGTTTATCGTGCTCAGCAGGCACTGGCAGCGGCGCGGGGTACAGACGCGCAGGCCGCCGCAGAAAAACGGCTCTCACTGGCGCAGGATGCACTTAACCGTAATATTCAGGCCAGAGTATCCGCTCAGACTGCGCTGAACTCGGTTACTGCTGTAGGTTCCCGGCTCATGGGTGGAGCATTAAGCCTCGTTGGCGGTATTCCAGGGCTGGTTTTGCTTGGTGCCGGTGCCTGGTACACGATGTACCAGAATCAGGAACAGGCCAGATTATCCGCTCAGGAATATGCAAACACCATTGATGCAGTCCGTGAAAAGACAAAATCAATGTCCCTGCCCGAAGTTTCTGATAATGAGACCAAAACCCGTCAGGCGCTGGAGGAGCAAAACCGTCTTGTTGATGCACAGGCATCAAAAGTAAAAAGCCTGAAGGAAGAGATCGCGGGTTATCAGTATGTTCTGTCCAACCCCGGGCCGACAACCAGTGGCGGTTTCATGATAAACCACCTTACTTCGGTTGAAACGGTCACCCGTAGTCTGGAAGAAGCGACTTCCGCTCTGGCCGTTGAACAGGAGAGGCTGACTCAGATGCAGGCTAAGTCTGAGTCGATCCAGTCGGTACTGGAAGGGATAGAGAACAGGCGAATAGCATTAATCCGGCAGCAGGCTGCAGAACAAAATTCAGCATATCAATCGTTATTAATGATGAACGGTGAGCATACTGAATTTAACCGTTTGCTGGGTCTCGGAAATAATCTCCTCATGGCCCGGCAGGGGCTGGTAAACGCACCACTACGCGTACCACAGGTAGACCTGACAACCCAGCAAACGGCTGCACTGGAAAAAAGCCGCCGTGATCTGGCGCTTTCAAAACTCAAAGGTGAGGACAAAGAGCGCGCACGACTGGGTTATGCTGCGGATGACCTGGGGTTAACTAACGACCCACAGTTTCAGACCGGACGGCAGGAGTTGATTAATAACGGCCTGAATGAATGGAGAAACAACCAGGAAAATAAACCCAAGCCAAAAGGAAGGCATGGGAAAACCGAGGCGGAGAAAACCGAAGATACCTATACCCGGCTTATTAAACAGCAACGGGAGCAAATTGCTCTTTCCAGCCAAAACACTGAACTGGCAAAGATGAAATATCAGGTTACTCAGGGGGAATTATCTTCGCTTGAAAAATCCAAAAAGGAAACGTTGCTGCACAATGCGGCGCTTATTGATCAGAAAAATATCGCTGAACAGTTAAAAACATTCCGCGAAGGTCTGGCCGACAGTAATGCTGCCGCCCGGGAAAGGGGGAATATCGATTTCCTCGGTGCGGGACAGGGGGATAAAGCCCGTGACCGAATGAAGCAAATGGCGGATATTCGCGCTGATTTTCTCAGGCAGCAGCGTGACTTACAGCGTGATTTCAGTCGTGGGCAGATTTCCGAAGACCTGTATAAAAAGCAAACGGAAGCGCTTAAAACGGCGCTTGCCGAACGCCTGGATATTCAGGAGGAGTATTACAAAAAAACCGATGAACAGCAGTCAGACTGGCGCGCGGGAATCAGCGATTCCCTGATGAACTATGCCGATCAGGCTTCTGATCTGAGTTCAATGGCTGCCACTGCAACCAGCGAGATTCTGGATGCCACCACAAACTCTATCTCCAACAACCTGACAAACGTCCTGACAGGCGCTGCTTCTTTTAAAGATGGGATGTCTAATATTTTCTCTTCCCTGGGCGAAACGGTGATTAAGACGCTGATCCAGATGGCAACACAGGCGTTAATCACCAAAGCAATTATGGCGTCATTTGGCGGCGGAGCGGGTGGGTTGTTCGGTAGTCTTTTTGGCGGTGCCAGCGGTGCGGCAAGTAGTGGTACCGCTATTCAAAGCGCGGGAGCTAATTTTTCATTTAACGCTCTTGGAGGCGTTTACGATTCTCCGTCACTTTCTGCCTACAGCAATGGTGTTTACAGCACTCCCCAATATTTTGCGTTTGCGAAAGGTGCGGGTGTATTCGGCGAGGCCGGGCCGGAAGCCATCATGCCGCTTACCCGTGGTGCTGATGGTTCGCTGGGGGTCAAAGCTGTTGGGCGGGAATCGCCGGCGGTACAGAACGCTGCGAGGCAGCAGCAGGAAAGACAACTTCTTCCAACTGGTGACATCAACGTCAATTACCACCTCACTGGTAAACCGGATGATGTGATGATGCAGACATTGGATGCCCACGGCCGCCGCCTGGCTAAACAGATAAAATCTGAACTGACGAGCGACGTAAACAATCCTCAAAATGCCTTCGGTAGAGCTCTTTACTCCAACCTTCAGCCCAAAAAACCACGATAACCTGCCCGGAGGGAATATTCATGGCAGATATTTTCTACCCGGATGAATACCTGCCCATGCCGCTTATGGACGGGTACGGGTTTAAGCCCATATCACCTTTACTGCGAACGGAGATGACGTCCGGTCGCGCTCAACAACGAAGGCGATATACCTCAACACCCACCCAGGCATCAGTTAAATGGATTTTTAAAACTGATGCTCTGGCGCAGGTGTTTGAGGCGTTTTTCAGGGATGCGCTTAAAGATGGCCAGTCCTGGTTCTATCTGAAACTCCAGACTCCCATCGGGGTAAAGCCCTATAAAGCCAGGTTCGTGGATATTTACGAAGGGCCGACGCTGGTCGCGCCAAAATACTGGCAGTACAGCGCAACGCTGGAATTATGGGAACGCCCGTTACCGCCTTCTGGCTGGGGGAATTACCCGGAATGGCTGGCGGGCCAGTCGTTACTGGATATTGCGCTAAACAGAGAGTGGCCGAAGCATGACAATTCTTGAGCGGCTATATGCCAGCAGCGGATCGGAGGTTATTCACGATACGCTGCAGATATCGGCAGGAGATGATAACTACTGGCTAACCAGTGGCTGGGATGACGTTTCAGTGACGCTGGAAAATGGTCAGCCGGTGACGTTTGATGCCAGCGCGATAGATATCGCCTTACCAGCCAGGAACGCCGACGGGACACAGGATTTAAAGTTTGCTATCAGCAATATTGACGGACGGGTTTCAGAGGCGATCGATAAAATTCTGGATGAAATGAAATCAGCCACGCTGACATTCCGGCGGTACATTTCATCTGATCTGTCTGCTCCGGCATCATCACCGTATACGCTCGATATCAAATCCGGCTCCTGGACCCCGACAGCAGTTCAGGTCACGGCAGGCTATATGAATGTCCTCAAAACAGCCTGGCCCCGTAAACGTTACAACCTCGCCGAGCATCCGGGCTTACGTTACTAATCTGAGGCAAATATGTTTAACCCTGATAAATACCGTTCAGTCACCTGGCTGAAGGGCGGGCGCGTATATCCGCAGCTCGACTGCTTCGGCATTGTAAATGAGATACGTCGCGACCTGGGGCTACCTGAATGGCCGGATTTTGCAGGTGTGACCAAAGAAGGCGGGGGCCTCGACCGGGAAGCGAGAAAGCTGATGCTTACGCTGAAACGTTGTGAACCCTGTGAAGGTGCCGGAGTGGCTTGCTATTCGGGTTCAACGGTTTCCCATGTCGGGATCGTTGTGATGCTCGATAACCAGCTGCAGGTCGCGGAATGCAATCCAGGCTCGGGGGTTACGTTTCTGCCACTGTCGCGATTTATCCGTCGCTTTAACCGCGTGGAGTTCTGGCAATGACGATAAAGTTTTACCCGTCCCGGCTACCGGGTGAACCCCTTGAAACGCACGAGCATGGTGTGCTGACGCTGCATGAGTGGATGAGCAGAAATGTCCCGAGCTATTCACAGGATAAAACTCATCCTGTCGTGATCGAGCTGAACGGCCAGGCAGTCCCCCCGGCGGAATGGCCGTTATGTTTGTTGCGGCCAGACAGCGACGTGCGGATATATCCCATTCCGTATGGCACGGGGCTTGAAATTGCCGCGTGGGTTTCGGTGGCCGTATCCATTGCGTCTACGGCCTATGCATTATTCTTTGCCCCAAAACCAGAGCTGGGCGGCTTTTCATCCAGTAACGCTTCATCGCTGGATCTGAATCCGGCTAAAGCCAATACAGCGAAGCTTGGCGATCCCGTTAGGGAAGCTTTTGGGCGAAACCGGATATACCCGGATTACCTGGTGCAGCCGGTAACGCGATTCGACCCCGCTGATCCCACCAGAATGACGGTCGAAATGTTTGTCTGCCTTGGATATGGGCGTTTCTCCTATACCGGTGGGGATTTTCTGGTAGGAGAAACTCCGGCGCTGACCTTAGGCGAGGGCTTTTCATATACCAGCTATGGACCTGGCGATAATGTGGCCGGGGATCGTCGCAGTGAGATATGGTTCAACTCAACGGAAGTTGGGGGAACGTCGAGCGGCAGCGGCCTCGATATGGCTCAGACTGCCCCTGAAGCCAGTGATATCGTTGCTGATGCCATGACCGTCAGCGGTGCCTCTGTCTCGTTTTCTGGCCTCGATGTCGATGATGATAATGATGAAGACGAGGATGAGAACAAACTTCCTCCTGGCTGGATCGCCGGTGCAATTGTCACCCTGAAAGCGCCAGTGAATTATCAGGTATCCATCGAGGGCGGTTTTAACATGCTGACAGGCGACGTCGTGTCAGAGATTGCGCCATTCAGCGGAATGCCTGTCACCCTAACGTTTAACGGTACTGACTATGACCTGCAGATCGCCACGTATACCCCTCACCAGGACGCCGTTCCGGGAACAGGGGGAGCGACTGCGGTATTACGCGCCAGTGACTCGCCGTCAACGTATGACTTTACGACAACCAGCCAGACCTTTGCTCTGACCTGGCAGGGTATCACCTATACCATATCTCTGGTCGCCAACTACGGCACAATGTCTGGCTTGCTTGCATCGATCAACGGCGGGTTGAATGGTTCGGGGCTCATTGCTCAGGATGATGGCGGCGTGATACGTATCGTGGAGATCTCCAGCCCCTGGCGTGGCGGTTCCATTACGTCATCATTCCTGCCTGCGTCAGTATTTGGCGACAGCCCGGTATTTACAGCTGGTACAGCATCCACTGGCGGAAGCCCTGCGGTAACAGCCAGCGTGACGCTGGCATACGATTCTGGCACTGCCTTTTCCGGATTGCCGGAAGGCACTCAGCGGATTTCCCTGGCGCACCGTGGCAACGAATACCAGATAGCGTCTACTGATGGTCCCTCTGCGACCGTACAGCGTGTGGTTAACGGTGTCGTTGACAGCACCTGGTCAGGCTTTATGACTCGTACCGTCGTGGATTTTGCCGCGTCTGGTATTAACGATAATGAAACCTGGCTCGGCCCCTTTCTGGCCTGCCCGCAAAATGAAGTTGTGGATGCCTTCGAGGTCAACTTTGCTTTCCCAAACGGAATTTGCGGGTTCCAGAACAACGGGAATAAGCGGGTCCGCCATGTCGAGTATGAAATCCAGTATCGCGTTTATGGTTCCGGATCAGGGTGGACGAGTAAGCCAGGGGTTTACGCGCTTAAAAACATTAATGGCCTCGGTTTTACAGAGCGTTTTGATCTGTCCTCTCCTGGGCTGGTGGAGGTTCGATGCCGCCGCCGTAACGAGCAGGGGAGCAACAACGCGAGAGACAGCATGTTCTGGCAGGCGCTCAGAGGTCGTTTGCTTTCCCGTCCGACCTCCTACGCAGGGATATCAACAATAGGGATCACGGTTGAAACCGGCGGCCAGCTGGCGGCGCAGTCAGACAAGCGTGTGAGTGTTGTCGCCACACGAAATTATGATGGCGGTGGTGACAGGACAATCAGCGGTGCGTTCCTGCATCTTGCCCGCAGTCTGGGATATCGCGACGACCAGATCGACATTGCGGCACTCAGTACGCTGGAGGCGACCTACTGGACGCCAAGGGGCGAATATTTTGATCACCAGGCAAGCAGTGACAGCACGTCAGCAAAGGATATTTTCGACAAAATTGCAGAGGCTGGCATGGGATATTTTCTGCTGTCTGACGGGTTGCTTTCTGTCGGGAGAGAGGGTGTCAAAAGCTGGACAGGGATCATTACCCCTCAGGATACCGTCGAGGAAATGCAGACGTCATTCAGGGTCCCGTCGGAGGATGATTTTGATGGCGTGGATGTGAAATATATCAACCCTGTGACCTGGGCGGAGGAAACCGTACAGTGCCGGACGCCGGAAAATCCTTTTCCGCGCAAAACGGAGGCATACACCATTGATGTTGCCATGACTGCAGATCGCGCCTGGCGTATCGGGATGCGTCGGTTAATGAAATATCTCCACCAACGCCGAACGTATACGGCTACGACTTCGATGCTGGGATGGTGTCATGACTTCGGTGATCACATCATTTTGTCCGACGACATTCCAACCGGGAAAACCCAAAGTTGCCTGATTGACGCGATGATTTACGACTTCCAGGAAATTACGCTGCACGTCACGGAGCCACTGGACTGGAGCTACGCGAATCCTCGCTGCTGGATACAGTTTCAGGACGGTCGACCATCATCGCGAATGCTCACGCCGCAACGGGTGGATGATTTCACGCTGACGGTGCCGTACAACGACGACCTGCATCCGGAAGAATGGATTATGGACGACCCAGATATTGATCCACCGAAGTTATTGTTCTGTGACAGTGAAAAGGGTGCGCGGCATGGGATAGTCCAGGAGGTTGCCCCATCAGGTGACAGCAACTGTCAGATTACTGCACCTGAATATAAAGAAATTTTCTACCAGTACGACGACGCCACATACCCCGGCGACGTCGCGTAATACCCCATAACAACCCCTAATTAACTCTTTTCGCTCAAACCCTCGTTTGCGCGAAGCCTCTTTTTGGAGCAAAAAACATGGCCTTTAACCCGGAGCTGGGGAGTACGTCTCCCGCTGTGCTGCTCGATAATGCCGAGCGTCTGGATAAGCTGGTCAATGGGCCCGAGCTGACTGAACCAGATCGCGCTGGCGATGATCTGGATACCTGGCGCGGAATGATGGCGAAGAATGAAGCCCTTACAGAGGAGACACGACAGAATCTGATTCCTCTCAGCCGCCAGTATGCGACGCTGGCGGCGGCACAGGCGGACATTGCTAATATTCCGGTAGGCTCTACCACGTATTACCGTAGCCCTGATGATTCCGCGCTGGCTATCGAGGTCATTAACAACGCCGGGACGCTGCAGCCTACCGGGCGGAAAATGCCGTCACAGAAAACCGTTGATGATTTACTTAAGCATGTTGAAACCACAAACCTAATTTTCCAGCTCGTTGACATCCTCGGATATCGCCAGTTTTATGCCCTGACATCAGGTGAATTCGGGACGGCAAAAACGATTATTAAACCAGATGGCATTGAACTGGAGGGCTATTCTCTGACCGTATCGGATGACAATGGAATATATATCGAAAATATTCTTGGTCAACGCGTCGTATTAGTTGATGAATATGGGAATGTGGCACCAAGGAGTTTGCGCGCTGCGCGAGATGGTTCGTTCGGCACAGATACGGCAATGGTGTCAGGAAATGGCCTTAATTTTAACTCAGGTGGCTCCCGGATTGATATTACAGGTCCTGAGTTTTTAAAGGTCTCTGATTTTCTTGGCCGGTCTAAAACAATTATTGATGCGAGCGGGAATCTGGTCGGCGGCGGTAGCGGTGGCGGTATAACGCTGCAGGACAGAATTAACATTCTGAACGCGGAAAACCTGAACTATTACAGTAAAGTTCGCAGTCGGTATAACGCTGACATAGAGCGACTTGTGTTCGCTCTGTCGATGGTCATCTGGTACGGACAATCACTTTCCAGCAATCAGGAGGGATACCCTGCGCTCAGCAAAACGGCGTACAGCAATCTTGGCAATCTGATGCTGGGAAACTCACCTCGACCAAATACCCGGACAGGGGCAGGATTCACCCCGGTGGGGTCTGCCATCCTCAACCCGCTAAAGGCCGTCGTTCAGTCAGGTGACGGGTCGTATGTGATGAGCGATGCCGATGTTGCTGCACTGCCTGCCGGGTCGGGTAATGAGGGTGAAGGGGCCGTTGCTGCGGTTAACATGCTGCGCACGCTGTTTCTGCGTCAGGCAGCATTGCTAACCGACCCTTCTCGCCTGCTTGTTCTGGCAAGCTGTGGAGTCAACGGGAGGACCGTTGAGGCTCTGTCCAGGGGGGCCGTTCCGGAGCTGTATAACCGCATTCGTGAAGCTGTGTCTAAAATAAAGGCCATCGCGGATGGCGAAAGCAAGACATTCGGCATCGGTGCTTTCTGTTTCCTGCAGGGAGAATGGAATTACAACCCTGGGTACGGCGGGGACTATACGCGGGAGGGCTATAAAGCGAAGGTGCGTCAGCTTTATAGCGATGTGATTGCCGATTTTTGCGCAGGACAGAGACCACCTGCGATGTTCACCTATCAGACTGGCGGCACTTACACCATTGATACCTATGAGCTGGCGATCGGCATGGCGCAGCTGGATATGGCAACGGAGGGTGGGAACATCTATGGCGTCTGCCCGTCGTATCCATTCCCCAATAAGGATAGCGGGCACCTGACCAGTAATGGTTATCGCTGGATGGACATGTTTTTCGGCAAGGTGATGTTCCGGACTCTTGTTCTTGGTGAGGGATGGGAGCCGTTACACTGCACAGGCGTTGAAGTTCAGGATGATTACGCACTCCTTAACTATGCAGTCCCGTATCCGCCACTGCAGTGGGGGACACCATATGATGGGCGAACAGCTAAAACCTATGCTGATAAAGGGTATCGGGCGACTGATGCAAATGGCGCGCTGGACATTACTGCCGCAGAGATTGTTGCTGATACGGTGGTAAAACTGACATTTTCCAGGCGAGTCTCCGGGACAATCAAAATCTGGTACGCAGATAAAACATCACATAACGGAAATGGCTGTCTCAAGGACAGCGATCCATTCCTGGCAACTGAAAATTACGTGTATACCGCAGGTAGCGGCCAATATGCGGACGAAAATATTCCTGAACTTGTAGATAAACCATACCCGCTGGAAAACTGGGCATGGGCACAAATTATCGAGACAACTGTATAGCGGAGCGAATAAATATGGGTATTACTCTTTTCACTAATAATGCGTTTTCGTCTGTTTCAGACCCTGACGAATACTCGCCAGGGTTTGATGTGACGTCCCTTCGTCGCGCCGAAATATTTACTTATACAGGGATTGGTAAAAATCTTATGCCGGGGGAAGGCGGCCCCACTGTAGTTGGCACCCCGACGTTTATCACCGACTCGCCCTTTGTTCAGTTATCAAATAACGCGAACGTGGCGCATTTGAGCCTGGGAATTAATGATGCCCCCAAACAAACCTGGTTTTTGCTCTTTGATCCGAATAATGATTCCACGCAGAGAATTATCGCTGGTAGCTTTTCGGGGACTGCTGCCGTTACCCCACCAGGGGTATCTGTGATTGTAGATGAGGCTGGCGCGCTGGCCGCCATGCAGGGTATCCACTACACGGACAATGACACTTACGGAACCGCGCGCGCAACTCTGAGTGCATTTAATAAAACAAAGCCGATGCTTCTTTGTCTTACCCTTGACGGCCAGACCACCAGGCTGACCGACATGACCAACAATGTTTCAGCGTCCCTCACTCTGGCAACAGGTCGTGAGCGAGCCTCGGCCCCCCTTCGCATCGGTAAAGGCGGAGTTACATACTGGGGATCAACCTCTGCAAACAGCCGACTTGGGGCTTATATGGTTTTCGATCGCGTATTATCTGATGCTGAGAAAAGTACGGTTCACGATTATCTACTGAGCTGCATTCAGGCTAAATTCCCGACAATAATTTTTTAGGAATACAACCGTGGAAAGAGATGAATATATTTCACCGAAATGGGATTCCGGAGGTAAGGTACACAACTGGAAAAGATATGCTGAACCGGAACTGATTGCTATCTGGGACACATTCAGCGAAGAGCAACAGAAGGTTATCGCTCTGACTCTTGAGGAAGTCGCCAACCGGGAAGAGTATTATTGATATGCTGTTTGCTTCTGTTATGACAATTGATATTGATCTGCCAAGCGCTTAAGGGTGCTGTATATAAAAACAGTGTGCGCCGGGAGACCGGTAGAGATCAAGGGGTGAAAGTCCCCGACCATTGAAGGACCAGCAATCCACAAGGTCCCCGAGTCATGCGTTGCATACCGCGAGGTATGGGGCGAAGCGTTGACAGGGGTGTTGACAGGCCAGCCATTGAGCCACGAAATGTATATTAAATTACCGGGTGCCGACGTTGTACTGTTAACGGAAGGCAACATCATAGGGTGCGATACTGCGAGTGCCACATGGACCCGGCGGGGTCTGAGACCCTGGCATGTCAATACGATC